ATGTGGCACGATGCGGAGAAGCAGAAGAACGAGTATGTTCCTACTGATGTTCACTGGTCAGAGGTTCCTGGTAGGGATGAGAAGTGGAAAGCAACCACGATTAAGAACACTTCAGAACAGCAGTTTAAGGTTGAGTTTGAGTGTGAGTTCTTAGGATCAGTTGATACACTGATTGCCCCTAGTAAACTCAGAACTCTGATTTATGATAATCCAATCAAAAGGAATGCTGGTTTAGATGTATATGAACCAGTACAGGAGAACCATGACTATGTGATGACTGTTGACGTAGCAAGGGGTGTTGGTGAAGACTACTCAGCTTTCGTTGTGGTTGACATCACATCCTTCCCACATAAGGTAGTTGCCAAGTATAGGAATAATGACATCAAACCGATGCTATTCCCAAACATCATCTATGAGGTAGCTAAGAGTTATAATAGTGCATTCATCTTATGCGAAGTGAATGATATTGGAGATCAGGTTGCAAGCATTCTCCAGTATGATTTGGAATATCAGAATCTATTGATGTGCTCCATGAGAGGAAGAGCAGGGCAGATTGTTGGACAAGGATTCTCAGGCAAGAAAACACAACTTGGTGTGAAAATGTCCAAGACTGTGAAGAAGGTTGGTTCACTCAATCTTAAGACCTTGATTGAGGAGGATAAACTTATTTTCCAAGATTATGAGATTATCTCTGAACTAACAACCTTTATCTCAAAGCACAACTCATTTGAGGCAGAGGAGGGTTGTAATGACGACCTGGCAATGTGTCTCGTCATCTATGCCTGGTTGGTCCAAATGGACTACTTTAAGGAACTGACTGACCAGGATGTCCGTAAGAGATTATATGAAGAGCAGAAGAATCAAATTGAGCAAGACATGGCACCATTTGGATTTATGGATGATGGTTTGGATAATGGTAGTTTTACCGATGATGAAGGTGACAGGTGGTTTAAAGCAGATGAATATGGTGACAGATCATTTATGTGGGAATATCTATCGTAATGGATTTTGACGGACAAATCAAACTTGGACACCTATTGCTCCAAGATAGAAAATGTCGTGTCTGTGGTGAAACTAAAAATCTAGTTGATTCATTTTACAGGACGAGAAAGAATCGCGGTGCAGTTGCGTCATCATATTCATACGAATGCAAAGACTGCACGATCAGAAGGATTATAGATAGTAGAAAGAAACAGACACCTTTTCTGGATTGGGACTATCCAGATTGGTAGTTCACGCCATGTTTCCCCACTCAAATTGCTGCAAATTCTAAATACTTTGTAGATAAACTGAGATCACGGAGAAAAACATGGCCACTCCTCAATTATCTCCTGGAGTACTTGTAAGGGAGGTTGATTTAACTGTAGGAAGAGCTGATAATGTATTAGATAATATTGGTGCAATCGCTGGACCCTTTGCACTTGGACCTGTTGACGACCCTATTGACATCACTACAGAAGAAGACCTTATCAACACCTTTGGTAAGCCACTGTCTACCGATGCTCAGTATGAGTACTGGATGACCGCTGCTTCTTACTTGACTTACGGAGGAATCCTCAAAGTCGTAAGAACTGACGGTGATTCGCTGGTAAACGCAAACGCAGGTGTCGGAGCTGCCAGCACCACTACTCTGAAGATTAAAAACTACGACGACTATATCAACAACTATAGTGAGGCAACTAACTTCACTTATGCTGCTAAGCACCCTGGTCGTTGGGCAAACAACCTTAAGGTTTGCTGGATTGATGACAAGGCAGACCAGATCATCGGTATTACAACCACCGATCTTAATAACGCTGGTGCAAGAATTGGTTTCGGTGTAACTTCAGTTCTCTCTGGTGTTGTTGTTGCAGGACTTGGAACGACCTCTGCGTTTAGTGGTTATCTGAAAGGCATCATCACAGGTGTCAATACTGATGCAACTGGTGGACAAAGCACGATCGAAGTTAAGATTGTTTCTCAGGTAGAAACAGTTGGTTCATCATCAACTGAAACTAAGATCGAATATGCTGAAGGAACAAGTGCTAAGTCGTACTCAACAAGCGATTCACTGTTCTTCGTAAATAATTCTGGTATTAACACTGGATTATCTGCATCCGCTGCATATACTCCAAGAACAATCGAAGACTGGTACGATCAACAGACTCTGGGTCTTACCAACACTACAATCTTCTGGAAAGAGATTGCACCTAGACCAACAACTAACGTCTATGTTGATGATAGAGACGGTCATAACGATGCCGCTCACATCGCAGTTGTAGATGATCAGGGAACTGTTACTGGAATCAGAGGCAATCTGATTGAGAAGCATATCAGCATCTCTAAGGCATTTGACGCTATCTCTAACGTCAACTCTCCTCAGAAGATCTGGTACGAAAACTACCTTGCAGACTTCTCCGATAACATCTATGCAGGTGGTAACCCATCGAACGCAATCGATGCGTATCATGGAACAACTCCAGTCGCAACTGGATTCTCCACTTATTCTGGTACTAAATCTGAATCCTTCACTCCAATCTCCACTGGAGATGGTCTGTGGGGTCAGAACGCTCAGGGAATTACTTTTGCCGCTATCGGTAATACTTCATACACCCTGACAAGTGGTGAGGATTATTCTTCACAAGGCGGAATGCAACCAGCACTTGGTAAGGTAATCTCTTCTTACGGTCTCTTCTCTAACAAAGATGAGATTCAAGTTGATTACCTGATCATGGGTCCTGGCGGATTTAACTCTGAGTCGGAGTCACAAGCAAAAGCAAACTACATCATCTCTGTTGCTAACAGCAGAAAGGATTGTGTTGCTACAATCGGTGCTCACAGAGGAAACGTTGTCAACGTTACCAACACCGATACACAGACCAATAACCTGGTGAACTATTTCAGTTCACTGCAGTCTTCATCCTATGCGGTGTTCGACGCAGGTTATAAGTACATGTACGACAGATTCAACAATAAGTTCCGCTATGTGCCTTGTAACGGAGACGTTGCAGGTCTCATGACTAGAACTTCGATTGTTGCTTATCCTTGGTTCTCACCTGCTGGTCAGCAGCGTGGAATCATCAACAATGCAATCAAACTTGCATACAATCCAAATAAGGCACAAAGAGATCGCCTGTATCCTCAGAGAGTTAACTCTATTATTACTCAACCTGGACTTGGAACTCTCTTGTTTGGTGACAAGACCGCTCTTGGTTATCAGTCAGCATTCGACAGAATCAACGTCCGTCGTCTGTTCCTCACTGTTGAGCAAGCACTTCAGAGAGCAGCAGAAGCTCAACTCTTTGAACTTAACGATGAACTGACCAGAGCAAACTTTAAGAATATCGTCGAACCATATCTCCGCGATGTTCAGGCAAAGAGAGGCATCTTCGGATTCCTCGTTGTTTGCGATACTTCAAACAACACTCCTGATGTCATTGATAACAATGAATTCAGAGCAGACATCTTCCTGAAGCCTGCGAAGTCGATCAACTACGTCACCCTCACATTTGTTGCCACCCGCACGGGCGTCAGCTTCGAGGAAGTAGCTGGTAGAGTTTGATATTAATCGATAAATAACCACTAGGAGGATACAACAATGGCAACTACCAGAGAGAACAGAACAATCTCCGACTTTAAGTCGAGACTTGTTGGGGGCGGTGCCCGCCCCAATTTGTTTGAAGTTAGAATGACCGATCTGCCTGACTTCGTTGACGACTGGCCTTCCGAAACTTTCCAGTTTATGTGTAAGGCTGCAGCACTTCCTGCATCCAACATCGCAGCAATCGATGTTCCTTTCCGAGGTCGTATTTTCAAGGTTGCTGGAGACAGAACCATTGATACATGGACAATTACCGTTATCAATGATGAAGATTTCAGAATCCGTAATGCGATGGAGCAATGGATGGATGGAATCGCAAAACTCAGCAACAACCTGGGTGCAACCAACCCATCTGCATATATGAGAAATGCAACCGTCTTCCAACTTGGAAGAGGTGCAACTCCAAGAAGCGTCAACTCTGATGGAGAAAGAAACGCTGTTCTCGCAGAATACGAGTTCATCGATATTTTCCCAACTAACATCTCTCAGATTGATCTTTCATATGATTCTTCAGATACAATTGAAGAATTTACCGTCGAATTCCAGGTTCAATCCTTTAACCTGAACGCAGCGGGCGGTCCTGACGACTAATAAATAGTCGTATAAGATCACGTAAAAATAAATCATGTCCAAGTTATTTGGGTTCTCGCTTGAGGACAATGAACCACTATCTCCCGGAGCGGTCTCCCCCATTCCTCCTAACAATGAGGATGGGGTTGATCACTACATGAGTAGTGGTTTTTTTGGTCAGTATGTTGATCTGGAAGGTGTTTATCGCACTGAATTTGAGCTGATTAAAAGATATAGAGAAATGGCACTTCACCCGGAAACGGATAGTGCCATTGAGGATATCGTAAATGAAGCGATTGTCTCTGACAGTAATGATAGTCCAGTTGAGATTGAACTCTCAAACCTCAATGCCAGCGATGGTATTAAAAATAAAATTCGTAAAGAGTTTAAGTATATCTTAGATCTACTTGATTTTGATAAAAAAGCACATGAAATCTACAGAAACTGGTATGTAGATGGAAGACTATATTACCATAAAATTATTGATTTAAAAAACCCACATGAGGGTATCCAGGAGTTACGATACATTGACGCAATGAAAATGCGTTATATTCGTAAGCAAAAGAAAAAGAAAGAAGATAGATTAAGTCAGGCACAAAGACTGACTAACGCTAACTCCAATCCCATGGACTATGAGTTCCCTGAGATTGAAGAATACTTTATGTACAATCCTAAGTCAGTTTATCCAACTGGCAACCCACAAATGACTGGTGCAAGTCAGGGTATTAAGATTGCAAAAGATGCCATTACATATTGCTCTTCTGGTCTGGTAGATCGTAATAAAGGCAATACACTTTCATATCTTCATAAAGCGATTAAATCACTCAATCAATTAAGAATGATTGAGGACTCACTGGTCATCTATCGTTTAAGTAGAGCACCAGAACGTCGTATTTTTTATATTGATGTTGGTAATCTGCCTAAGGTAAAAGCAGAACAATACCTGCGTGACGTAATGATGCGTTATCGCAATAAACTTGTATACAATGCAAACACGGGAGAAATCCGTGATGACAAAAAACATATGGCTATGCTGGAAGATTTCTGGTTGCCTAGAAGAGAAGGAGGACGTGGAACTGAAATTTCTACTCTTCCAGGTGGACAAAACTTGGGAGAAATTACAGACATTGAATATTTTAAAAAGAAACTTTATAGGTCCCTTAACGTACCTCCAAGCAGAATGGACGGAGAAGGTGGATTTAATTTGGGTAGATCTTCTGAAATCCTCAGAGATGAACTGAAATTCACTAAGTTTGTTGCTCGTTTAAGAAAAAGATTCTCTTACATGTTCAATGACATGTTAAAGACTCAACTCATTCTTAAGAATATTTGTACTCCTGAAGATTGGGAGATCATGAGTGAGCATATTCAGTATGATTTCCTCTATGATAATCATTTCTCTGAACTTAAAGAAGCAGAGTTAATGAATGAGAGACTTACTCTTCTTCAGACTGCAGAACCATATATTGGTAAGTATTACTCTCAAGATTATGTTCGCCGTAAAATTCTGCGTCAAACTGATGTAGAAATCCTTGAGCAAGACAAGTTGATCAAAGACGAAATTGCAAAAGGAGTTATTCCAGATCCTGCAACGATTGACCCTGCAACGGGTCAACCATTTGATACTGGTGCAAATATGGATTTGGGTCAACCTCAAATGGAACCCGAAGTTGATGGATCTGCAACTGAAGCACCAGAACTGCCAAAAGGCGGTGAGATCTAATCTATAAATAAAGTATACTATTTAAAACTAGATATGGACGATCTTTTGGATATGATCACGACTGATGAGTCCCCTTCTCAGATCAGTGACAAGATTAAGGAAGTTCTTTTTGCAAAATCTGCAGAAAGAATTGATGCATATCGCCCGAATGTAGCGTCTCAACTCTTTAATGGCGAAGACATCGAAGTTGAAGTTGATGATGAGATCGGTGGCGAAGAAGGGGAGTGATTATAAATAAATAAAAATTCTATTTAAAAATGGCTAGGATATTAGTTTCTGCTGGTGAAACAAGCATCGCCGCAGGCGCTGGAAACACCACAACTGTTGATAATGCACGATTTGTCAGAATCGTAAATGATTCTGGCGCAAAAGCGATTGTTCATTTAGTAGATGCTAACAATTCCGGTATTGGTTCTGTAACTCTCTTGAATAACGCCGTTGAGATTATTGAGAAGCATCCCGAAGATGGTATCTACTATCTTGGATCTGCCAATATTAGACTGGCAAGAATAGGAATCACTAACTAAGAAAAATGAAACTTATCAGAGAAGAAATCGAAACAGTTGAGTTTCTTGTCGAACAAAAGAACGGCAAGAAATCAATGTATATTGAGGGAGTCTTCCTTCAGGGAAACATCAAAAACCGTAACGGTCGTATGTATCCTATGGAGACACTTCGCCGTGAAGTTTCTCGTTATAACGAAAACCATGTTGTTTGTGGTAGAGCACTTGGTGAACTCGGTCACCCTGATGGTCCTACTGTCAACCTTGACCGTGTTTCCCACAAGATTGTTTCTCTGAAAGAATCTGGTTCTAACTTTGTTGGTAAGGCAAAAATTTTGTCAACACCAATGGGTAAGATCGCTGCTTCTTTGGTAGAAGAAGGAGTAAAACTCGGCGTTTCCTCTCGCGGTATTGGTTCTCTTAAAATGACCCGTGAGGGTGTAAACGTTGTTGGTGACGATTTTATGTTAGCAACTGCTGCTGATATCGTTGCTGATCCTTCCGCACCTGATGCATTTGTTGAGGGTATTATGGAAGGAAAAGATTGGGTATGGGATGGAGGAATCCTGCGTGAAAAGTATGCTGAAAAAACATACAAAGAGATTAACACTCTCGTAACTCAAAAACAACTCGAAGAGAAAAAATTGGATCTCTTCAATGACTTTCTCAATAATCTCTGATAACTGATAAAGTTTTCTAATTTATAAATAAATATAGTTTTAAATAACGGAAAAACGGAGAGTTCAAATGTCTCGTGGTAAAAAATTACAAGAAATGGAAGTAAAGACACAGCAATCCAAAACCGCTGTTAATTCTGGAGCAAAGCCTGCAGATCCAATGCCTACCATGGCAGATCCTGGCACCCAGTTGGCATCGGTAGAGGATCTCGGTGGTCCTACCCCAGAAAACTACAAGCCCGACGATGATTCAGCAAAGCTGAAGGAACCCGGCGGCACCCTTAAGCAAGTAAGAGATGTAGTAACCAAGAGTGCTGGTAAGGCAGATCCAATGCCTGCTGGTATGAAGGAAGACGAAGAACTCTCCACCGAAGACACCATCGAAGAAGAAGAGACCGTGACTGACGAAGTAGTTGCAGAAGAAGAAACCACTGAAACTGTCGCTGAGTATGACATTGAAGAAGATGTCAATGCTCTTCTCGGTGGTGAAGAACTCACCGAAGAATTCAAAGAAAAGGCAAAGACCATCTTTGAAGCAGCAATCAACGCTAAGGTTGCTCTTGTACAAGAGGAACTGGAGCAAAAGTATGCTGCAGCACTGCAGGAAGAAATCGAAACTGCTAAGGAATCCCTTGCAGAGCGTGTCGATTCTTACCTGGAGTATGTCGCTGACGAGTGGTTCACTGAGAACTCCCTCGTTATCGAACATGCACTGAAGTCCGAAATGACTGAGAGCTTCCTCTCAGGCATGAAGACACTTTTTGAAGAACATTATGTATCAATCCCTGAAGATAAGTATGATGTGCTTGAGAGCATGGTAGAAAAACTTGATGATATGGAGACAAAACTCAACGAG